TTTACTTTACTAAATCTTTGCACACGATTTAATTTTCTTGATGGGTCATATGCCAAGTTTGAAATCTCAAAACCAATTCTTGGCAATGTAATTGCAACCTTACTTGATGCGTCTGCGTCTTGTCTTAAACGAACTAAGAATTTTTCTCTTGGCCCGTATGCAAGAGGAACTTTCATGGTCTGTATGATTGTTCCACTATTATTTTTTCTTACTATGTGAATGTTATTAAATAGTGTTCCAAATGACACTACGACCTTTCTCATAGTTTCGTGATAAAATTGTTGTCCTAGCATTATGTTTCTCCAGCATCACCGAATGGATTAGATTCGGAGAAGTCTAATATATCGTCATCTAATGAGTCAAATAGTTCATTTTGAGCAGTTTTATCTGAACTAAAGTCTCCTATTATATAGTCCTCATTGAGTAGGTATGATCCGTTCTCAAGTAGAATACTTTCACCCACAGAAGTAGAATCATTTTCAAGTATAATGTTATCTCCATCTGTTTCTTCTAATAATAGTCCAGCAGCTGCTATACCCCACTCTAATCTTATGTCTTCATTTACAGCAGAAGATTGTTCTAATGTAAATTGATAAATTAATGCTTGTTTACTTTCATCATCTTCTACTGCGTCTATATCACTAATACCTGTATCAATTTGTTCTGAACTATATTCGTATTGTTATCTAATTGATGAAATGGTTCGTCATGGTCTACAAAACTTATTTCAAACATTCTTTTAAGAACAGGGTGATAAACTAAATCGCCTTCTAGAGGTCTGTCTGAATCTGTGGCTGCAGTATCTTGAACAAGATAAAATTCATTACCACTTTCTTCTGATAATATTCTTGCTTCATTATCAGTTTCTATCATTATCTTATTTCCACTTTCATCAAAGATATGACTTTTTGTGGCTGTACTTAAAGTTGCAGATAATGATGATTGGTCTAATGAACCAGCTTCTAATAAAACTGAACCACCAGAAGTAGAATCTGTTGCATCTTCCAGTTGTATCTGTCTGTCCATTTCTTGAAATCTATTTTTAGAAACAACAAAGGTAATTTCATTTCTATTCTCTAAACCAAACTGTGTCATAATCTCTTTATCACCAGCATATCCCTCGCCATTCTCAACATACATTTCTATTGGGTGTTGAATAACAAATTTAGAAAGAGAGTCTTCACCCAATACAGTATCCTCTGCAACAAGTGTTCTATCCATATAATAGACATCATGTCCATATATTTGAATAGCCTCTTTAACTAAATCTCTGTAAAGATTTTTTTCAGTTTTAATTGCAGCTGAATTGTTTGTGTGAAATGCACTATTAACTGCCATGTTTTATCCTACCATGTAATCTATAGGTGTCTCAAAAGACAATTGTATTTGTTCTTCTAATCTTGTAATTTCCTCTATTGCTTGTGTATAGATAGTTTCACCATTCATAGTAACACCACCTAACATTGCAACACCACCAAACTTAGAAAGATTTGCACCCCATTGTTTTTTAATAAGAGCTGTTGCATATCTTTTTAAATATATGTCATCATAGATATCTGTATAAGTTGTTGGGTCTATTTTACGATAACACTCTATAATTAAATATTCATCAGCAGTAATATCATTATTCCAATCCATATCTATATACAAACGATTTTGATGTTGATTAAAACGAACTGGTTTTTCACCCACTAGTATATGAGATAGATGATCTAATTGTTGCATAGTCATTTGATATTGTATAACAGAAGTAGAACTAAAATCATACAAATCATTTAATCGTAATTGATATCGTATATCAAACATATTGTTTGTTGCTTGGTCATCAAAAGGAAAAACTTGAATTACTGATACAACGGCAGAAGGCATAGGAATATAATTTTTACCTTCATACCAAGTTGCAGTTACAGAGCTATCTGATGTATCTGTTGCAGTAGAAGACTCATCAGAAGTTGCTCTTGTAATATCATCAGATGTAACTTTATATTTCATAAACATTTTTTCTACACCATCATAATGATATTGTGCAAAGTATTGAAGTGCTTCGTCTATTCTGTCATCTGCTTGGTCATCAGAAACATTAATGTCAATAACACCATGTCCTAATGCTCTTAGACAATAAGATTTAAATGTTGCTTTTGTTGATGGGACTGCCATTTTAAATTCCTTTTATTACTATTTATCCATTATCAAACTGGAAAGCATTCCAACCTTGTCCAGATAATGTAATTCCATGAGAAGCAAGAACTGCTATTGGGTCAGCAGTTCCATCTTCATAAAGTAAGTTATCATTTTCATCTGCCTCTGTATCTAATACAATATAATCACCAGCATTAGTTGAAGAGCCATCTGTTCCATTTAATAAAAATCCAAATTTTATTTCAGCAGATGATTCACTACCAATAAACTTACCAGTAGATGATTGATATTTTAAAAACTTACCATCTACCTTTGCAGTAGACCTTTGCACATCATCTAAAAATTCAAGTCTAACTTCACCACTTCCAGAACCAGACATTTGTGATTGTCTAACTTGTTGTTGTAATACACTAAATTCTTTTCTTAGTGCTTCTATTTCATTAATTTGTTCCTTAACCTCTGTCTTACCTTTCATATCATCAAGGTTATCTACAACATTAGTAATAAGTTCTTGTGTAGCCTTGATTGTTTCTTCTTTTGTTGGTAGAGGGGTTTTATCTTTTACACGACTGAGTGCCTCTTTCATATCTGGTGGTGTTTCAGATACAACTATAGGTATAGGTGCTTCTATCTTCTCTATAATTTCTGGTTTTATTTCTTCTACAATTTCTGGTTTTGGTTTTGGTTTTATTTCAGATAATTTAGAGAATAGATTTTCAAGTGCCTCTATTTTTGCACCCTCATTTATCTTTGGTTTTTCTGGTGGATAAATGTCTTGGACTTGTAATTTTAATGCATCATCATCTTCAACTTCTGGTGGTTCATCTAGAATTGCTCCAAATGATTCCATTAATCCAGAAAATGCGTTTAACTTATCTTCATCTTCTTCGGATAATGCCTTTGTTTCAGTATCACTGGTTTCGACCAACTCGGTTGGTGTTTCGTCTTTTCTATCTTCTCTATCTTCTGTATCTTCTGACTTTGATTCGGTAATTTCTTGAATAGGTTCAATGGGGGTATTGATGGGAGTATTTTCATTTTGTGTTACCTTTACTACTTCTTGCACAGACGAAAGGAAACCGTCAAGTTCAACTACTTGCGACTCAGTTTTTATTTTATTCTTTTTTTGTTCGATTTTTGCTTGTCTTGAAGCATCTTCTAATTCTTGAAAAAGACTCGCAATATCCGATTTTGTCGCCAGACTACCTTTTGCCATGACAATCTCCTTTATAATATATTTATATTAAGGGATTATCCTAGAATTATCCTCTATACTTTATATGCCAAATTGTCAACAGCAGGCCAGTCATTTACAATTTTTGGTTTACCCATTGATGCAAATGTATGAGCAGTCCCAGCATCAGCAACACCAGTTAATGATATTGCAGCTTCATCACCATACCAACTTGGTGTATGGGATAATTTAAAAGTATTTGTTGTTTTTCCGATAATATAATAACTTTGTTCACTTACAAGGCCTTTAATGGGATTATCAGCACCATCTTGTCCATCAGTATAATTTACTAATTCATCATCTACAAAACCATGATTAGAAATTGATATAGTATTATTTGATGTACTTACTACACCTGTAGATGTTCCATTAACTTCTTTTTTATCACTAGATGCACCATTAGAATTTGTATTAACAGCAAGTAAAGCATCAATATCTGACGCACCATTTATTGCATCTTTAGCCGCTGAATAAACAGTTCTTACTGCTGTTCTAAACGCAGTTATCTTTGCTGGTACAGCAGTATTGTTTTCAGACTTTCTTGTCACATACCAATCAGTTGGTTGTAACAAACTATAAGCCTTTTGTTTTATCTTTGATAATTGCTTTTCTTGTACTTTTGCAAGGTTATTATCAGCAGCCTTTTCTATTGTTTCCGTAACACTATTACCATCACCTGCTATAGCATATGTTGGATTTTTTGATGTATAATATTCCCCATTCAATTGTGTTGCCATCGTAACTGGTAAAATTCCAATAGCCTTTAACTCTGAATTTGTCCAAGATGAAAAAATAGCACGAGAGTGAGCAATTCCATCTACAGTTAAGGGTTTAGGAAATCTTATCAATTCTGTTATATTATTTGAATCGTCTATTTTTGCCCACATTTTTTTCTCCTCTATCTAGCTGTTGCATATTTAAATGGATTTTCAGCCCAAGCTGCAAAAATATATTGGGAATCAGCATTAAAAGTTGCATTTGATGTGCGTAATTTAAATCCATTACTTAATAGATCTATTGCTCTGGATGCTTGATCTTCCTCAGGGCCCTGAGCTAAATCTGGATATAAAACTGCATTACCATCATCATCATTATTTATACCTAATCTATCAGCATCATAAATGCCCCAATTATCTGAGGCCTCTACTTCTTTTAATATTAAAATTTCTGGCCTAAATCCTAAGTAAACAAATGTACCATCTGCAGCCCCATTGCCGTTATATGCTCCAAATCTAGAAAACCCTTCTTTTCCTACCCAAGCTAATGTTAAAAAATCTTCACTTTGATTCATCCATGTTCCAGATACACAACCTATTGTAGTAGTATTTATTTCACTTACATCCCATAAACCACCACTTCCTGTACCATACTCACTGGTAGCATCTAAATATATTCTGCCTTGATCTTCAGGAGCAGCACCGTTATTCATTAAATGATGAAAAGTTGAACGAGATTGAGAAGATTCTAATCTCCAATTTACAATAAATTCTGGAGCTGCTCCTAAACCATGCCCATAAGTTATTGCGCCACTTCCTGTTCCAGTATATTTAATTATAGAAAACCCTCTATCTGCATCTACTTGAATTGTTGATGTTACTGATCCATCACTATTTGAAGTTGTTGTGCCACCATTTGCTTTCCAGTTCCAACTTACATATTTTTCAGTATTTGTATTTACTTTAACATCATCTCCTACAGTAAATCCATCAGAAGTAAAAGATTTTAAAGTATCTGCATCTGTGGTTTCTGCATCTTCTGAATCAGATGTTACTAATTTTGTAGCTCCTCTTGTTGAATCAAATAAACAATGAGCATCTGATTCTTCTCTATTTTTAATCCATGTGAAATCAGGCTGGAATTCTAATCCTGTAATAGCAAGAGTTGATGCTCCATCTCCTGTATATAGTTTTGTAGTACAATATTTTGCAGGGCCAGATGATTTTGCTGGATCTGCTGCTGGGTTAGGAAGGTTGGCAGAGCAAATTGCTAAATAGTCCGAAGGCGGCGCATATTTGAAGTTACCATATCCGTTGGCATCTGTTCCAGATCCAGCGGTAATAGCGCCACCAAAAGTTGAATCCTGGCCAAAATTCCAATAACCATCTGTACCATTTTGCTCGCCTCCACTTGGTGCATATAATCCACCATCTAAATTATCATGTAGTTCTATTGTTCCTGAACTTGCAGAAGCTGTGGCTGCATTGTCTGGGTCTAAGGCCGCATTTTTAGAAACATACCATTTACCTGTTGATAAATCACAACCTACACACCATATATCCCCTGCTGAATTAGAAGCTCCTGTGTATTCTCTAGCAAATGTACTGTTATTATTAGAGAATTGTATTTTAGAATGAGGAACATTATTACCAGCATTCCATGAAAATTCACTCGAGCCTGGGTATCCACCTCCATATTTGGTAACATTTTGTTCCTTAGAAACATCAATCCATCCAAATCTATTTCCATTATTTGCTGCCGTAACTACTCTATATTCATAATACCATTTTCCTGTTCCAGAAACAGCATGAGTCCCTGTATAATTAGAGTAATAACTTCCTTGATCTTCTGTTTCTAAATTACCACTTTTTATTGTAACTTTTGATGACCCACTATCGCCTGATAACATATTATTATTAGGGTTAAGCACACAAAAGTTACCTCCATTAGAATCACTGCCAAAAGTAGGGCTATCTAAAGTTTGATTGTCTGCACCCATATTATTAACTGTAAAATCATTATCGTTACCACTAAAATCTTCGCCCAAATTACTTGAATTAGAAAACTTTAAATAAAAATCTTGACTGTTTGGAAAAGTTGAATATTGCTTGGGCACCCACACACCATCTTTTAATTCCCCAAAATTACTAATAGCTATTGTTTGGTCGTATAAACCAATTACTTCAGCTAAATAACCCTTAAATTGATAACCATATCCACCATCATTACTTTGCCCTACATTCAAACTCTGACTAGCTCTAAACATACCAGAGTTACTATTAAAATTATTAGTTATTAAAGTTTGTAAAACACCATTTACATACATGAAGCCGTCACCATCATTTGGCCCATTTCCTACTACTATATGATACCAAGCACTTGTATCTCTAAAGATTCCTTTTGTTTCTACTGTGGTGTGAGAAGGTATTTTTAAAGTATCATCTGCATCCCAAGCTAAAGACCAATTTCCTGCTGAACAACCTAGCATAGCTTGATATCTTGTTACATCACCTCTTTTGCACCAAAGACTTAATGTATATTTTTTATCTGCTCCTGCTTGAAAATTAGGACTATCTAAGTAATTATTTTGAGCATCGCCAAATCTGCATGAGTAACCAATTTGATAATCATAAAAATCTGCATCAGCAGATGAAACATTCCACATTGAATTGTTTAAAACTCCCATATTATATCTCCATTATGAAGGCGTTGCAAATGCTAGTTGTGGAGCTCCAAGTAATATACTATTAGAACCATCTACAACATATGGAATTACATCAACAGCATTAGCTGCAGTTGAAATAGTTCCAGCAGTACCAGCAGGCCATTCAAAATCTGAACCTGTGGAAAGTGTACGACTGCCCGTACCATCTTGAATTAGCACAATAATACCAGTTTGCCCAGCACTTTCTGTACTAGGATTTGCAAGGGTTACATTACCAGTTGCAGTAAGCACAAAATTAGAATATGTATCAAAGTCAAGTGTAGTACTACCAGTTGCGTTTGCAGTTTGTGTAGCTCCTACTGCGGCTGCACCAAATACTGACTTTCCAGCAGCAGACATATCCATTGTTAGAGCAGTTACGGCAGAACCACCATCATCACCCTTGAATATAATATCTTTATCTTGCACACCAGCAGTAACAATAGCATCACTAGAACTATTTGTAAATGTTAATATTGATGTGCCTCCATCTTTAAATATTACATCAGCACCATCAGCATCAAGAACAATA